ATCAGCGCGGCGTTGCGCCGGTCGGCTTTCTCGGCTTGGCGGGCGCGTCGCGCACTTGTCGGCCTCGGCGTCCGAGGCGGAGGGTCCGGCTCCGCCTCGCCGAATAGGGTTGCGCTCATCCTTCGCTCCAATGCGCCGCGATGGCGGTTGCCTCGGCGTGCCGCGCGTCGTTGCAACGCTCGATCACTTCGCAATCCGCCACGCGCGCGATCGAGCGCGGCCAACCGAACGGCGTCAGGCGCTCGCCAGTCACCCGGCCGGCAATCCACGTCTCGCCGGAGGGGCGGTGCAACACGGTGTCGCCAGCGCGCGGGGCCGGCGGATCGGCCTTCGGCGGGGCCATGAACAGAGAGAGGAATTCGCTCATGCCGCGCACGCATCGCGCGCCCCGCGCTCGATCGCCTCCCCCTCGGCGCGCCGTTTCGCCCGGTCGGCCGCGTCCTGTCGCAACCGCTGTTGCTCCAGCTCCATGTGAGCATTCGCGAGCGCGAGGATGCCGGTGTCGGAAAGCGCGGCGAGGCCGCGCGTGCGGATGGTCCCGACCAACAGCGCCACGCCATCGGGCGTGTCGTGCGCGGCGCTGCCGGGGAAACCGTAGAGCGATCGGATGCAGGCGGCAGCAGCCGCCCGCGTGCTGGGTGTCGTCATTATGCAGCCTTTCCGGGATGTCTGAGGGGATGGCCTGTCAGGCGCTCGAACGCGGCGGCGGCGGCCTTCCCGCACTCCGCGTCCATGTCTGGCGATGAACGGCGCATCTCGTCTCGATAGGGGCGAACGGTATCGACCAGCCTCCAAAATGCGACGCCATCGCCACACTCGGCGAAGCGGCGAACGATGTCGGCGCGCCATCGCTCATGGCGCGCGGCGCGCGCGGCGTCGCTCATGTGCTGAGGCTCAATTCAGCCACCTTCGCCATCGCGTAGGGGCTCGCCTCGATCACCGCCACGTCGTTGCGGTAGCCCGGCCAATCGCCGAGGATTTGGCATTTGGCGAAGCTCATCACCGCGCGCTTGATGTCCCGTTCGGCGATCTCCAGAAGGCTCGCGCCGCACACCAGAACTGAGACGGCGAAGGGCGCGGAAGTCTCGAATACGATGAAGCGGAATTCGCGAGGCGGGCCGGGCAACACCGCTTGCGCGCCCCTGGAATAGAAGGCGTTTTGCGTCGCATACATGCGCTCCAGGGTGCGGCCGAATTCCTCCGGCGCCGCGCTCCGTTGCGTCGATTTCAGATCGTAAAGCGGCGCGCCTTCCCGGTCGGGGATGCGATCGACAAGCGATCGACACCACACCGGACCTTCGCGCCACAGCATCGTTGCCTCAGACTGGCCGGGCTCGAAAAACTCGGCGCACGCGGGATGCGCGCGCATCTGGGCAAGAACGGCATTGGCGCACGCCATCAGGCTTTCGAGATGGTGCGCCAGCACCGGAACCTTGCCGATCGCGCGCGCGGCCTTAAAGGCGGCCTTAGCGGCGTTCGTGCGCCAGTCCGCCGCGTCGATTATCTCGAAATCCTCGCCCCGGCCGAGGATCAGCTTATGCAGAATCGTCCCGTCATCCATGCTCTTTGTCGGCTCATGCTTCGGCGGGGGCTCCGGCGTCAGGCGCGGATGCTTCCAGCGCGCGTGCATCGGCGAGCTGTCCAAGATCACCCGCGCAATGGAATGCGAAAGCGAAGGGATCGGGGCCGGGTCGGCGTGATAGAAGCGCGAGGGGATGACATAGACGCCCGGCGTGCGGAGGCGGAACCGGCGCGCGCGGTGAAGGCGCTGGGGCAATAGCGGCCCGAACGAAAGCAGGCATCCGCGCCCGGCCTTGGGATGGTCCGCCCATGAGCGGCGCGCGCTCACACGCATGAGCGCATCTCCATGGCCGCAACTTCCTCGCCGAGCAAATCAAGATGCTCGGCGAGGGCCTGCAGTTCGGTCACCGCATCGGGCACCGCGCCGTCAAACACGCCGGCGCGGATGTGGTCGGCGAGCTGCGCGGCGGTCGCCGTCAGCCGCCGCGACACCGAGATGATGGGAGGCTGATGCACGATCAGGCCGCCATGGCGATGGCGGGCATCTCCGCGCTCGCCATCTGGTAAACGCGGGTTCCCACGCCGACGATCAGGATGCAGCCGCCATCCTCGGCCGAGACGTGGATGTGATCGCCCTTCGCGATCAGGTCGCGGGCATCCTCGAAATAATCGGGCTTGAGCACGTCGCGCACGCTCGCAACCTTCGCGTGCCAGAGCGTGAAGCCTTGGGCATAGGCGAGAACGGAAAGGTCGCGGATTGGGAACGGCATAGGGTCGGCCTTTTCATCGGTGGTTGATGGGGGGATCAGGCTTTCGACGGTGACGCCGAGCACGTCGGCGAGATCGCGGAGGCGGGCGGTGGTCGGGTTGCTTCGGTCCGTCTCCCACAGAGCAATCGCGGTGCGGCTGATCGGGCGGCCCCGCGCGGAGAGGCGCGCGGCCAACTCGGATTGCGTCAGTCCGCGCAGGTCGCGCAGCTCGCGGATGCGGTCGCCGATCATCGGGCGGCCCGCTTGATTGCGCGCCGGGCGGCGGGGACTGAAACGGCGGCGCCGCGCGCGATCTTCCGCGCTAAGGCTTCCTCGTCCCGCCGGGTGGCCTCATCCTCCAGCCAATCGGCTACGGCCGTGCAATCCTCGGCCTCGCCTTCCTCGCCATCGTTGCAACGCAACCAATCGGCGGCCCGGCGCATCCTGTCTGCCATGATGGTCATGGCGCGGGCGCTGTCCGCACGCCCGAGCCGAACGCGGCGCGGGCCTGATGCTTCGCGGATTTCGGCGTGAACGCCATCACATGAGCGGGGGAGCCGTTCGGCAGGATATGCGGGGCCTTCCCGCATGGCTTGAGAACGGCGAAGCGGAGAAGCCGCCCGGCCTTGGGCTTGGGGGCGCGCATCTATGCGGCCTCCCGCTTGATCTGCGCCGCGAGGTTGCCGATGGCGCGGCGGTGTCCGGCCGCAAGCGCCAGCCAACAGGCGCGGGCCGCTCCGGGCTTCATCACCGAATAGAGCGGCGCCGCCGCGCGCGCGTTGGCGATGGCCTCGCCGTGGCGCTTGATCTGCAAAGCGTGGTGCTGGGCATAGGTCGCCAGCACGGCGATGTTGCGCGGGGCCATCACGCGGCCTCCGCCAGAACCCGCCGCGCGTCCCCAAGCGCCACGGCGGCGGCCGGAGGGTGGCAAGCGGTGGCGCGGCAGCGGATAGGATAGCTGATCTGGCGCAGCGCGGCGGCCCGGTCAGCGGCCGGCGTCAGCACGAGCGCGGCGCGATACGTGGCCGCAACATGCAACCACGCGCGGGCGGCCTGATGCTCGCCGCTTTCGTTGTTCATCTCGGCGCGGATGATTGCGCCGTGATGGAGGCTGAAAAGTTCGGATGCGGGGCGCATAGTCATTGTCCTTTCAAGCGGCGAGGGAGAGGGGAGCGGCGGCGGAGATCGGGAGCGCGGCCTGAGCGGCGGCCAGCGCCGCATGAGCGCGGCGGAGCGCGGCGCGGGTGGCGTTGAGCTGGCGCATGGCGGCGGAGAGGATGGAGCGGGCGGCCTCGGCGTTCCCGGCCCGGCGGGCGGCGGCGGCCTCGGCGTTGCGGAGGCCGAGAACGGCGCGGGCGCCGGCGTCGCTGCGGGTGAGAGAAGCGACCTCGGCGGCGGCCTCGAAAACGACCATCTCGCCGGCCGTCATGCCGCGCGTGGCGCGGCGGAGCGCCTTCGCGTCCTCGATCTCGTGGCGGTTGTGGTCGCGGACTTTGGCGGCGCAGGCGATGGTCAGGAAATGGTCCATGGCGGCGGCTCCGGGTTGGTGTTTGTGAAATACAAAGTTTCGGCCCCTAACGTCAACCAGAAAATATGGTGAATTACAAAGTTTTTTGGGAGGCATGCGTGCGTGTGTGAGCGCCCGTCATTTCGCATCGTCGCGTCAAATTAACGGAGCGTAGCGCTTGAAATCGAAACGAACGGGGGTATCGTCACCTCTCGAAATCGGGAGGTGACGATGCTGCAGCGATGTGATCCGTGAGCGGCGCGGCTGCCTGCCTGTTGCCCGTCAGGTGCGAGGCGTGCCCGCACCGCCGATGCGACGCGGCAAAAACTCCACCAAATCTGGCCGCTCTTGAATTAGCCTGGCTACGATCTCTGCGTCGTCATCGCGCGTCGCCCGCCCCATCAACAGAAAATTTGGGGACACCATTAGACGGCGCGCCAGCTCAAAGAACTGGCGAAGGGTGGGCGGCCTGATCCCTCTCTCTATAGACGACATATCGCCCCCTCCGCTCACATCCACGGCGGGGGCGAGCACATCGAGCGTCAGGCCGTGATGCTCCCGCAACCACCTCACACGCGCGCCTAGCTGCACCCATAGGTCCGGCCTGTCTTCCGGCGGGGCCTTCCCTCGCGGGTAAGCCGGCCTCTTGCCATCCTCGGTCATGGGCCTCTACGTAGTTTCCACAACAGCGCATTTGCCTCTTGACGACTTTGTGAATTACCAATTACGGTCACGCCAGCCCATCCTTTCGCGTCTCGGCTGAGCCGCACCCGTCAACCGAGCAAGCCCAGCCGCTAACACACGTCAGTTTTAGAGACACATCCGCCGCCAGCACAACGGGGCCCTCCGCGTGACATCCATTTCTGACAGCGTTTTGCCGGCCGCTCACGCGCGTTCGCGCCCCCCTCACGAAAAGCGAAACCTCGCCGATATGACGCCGGCAGACTCGCTCGCCCTGGTGGAGTCGTGGTTGCTTTCCATCGCGGGGGGCGTCGTCAACGCGCCGACCAGGGAGCGGTTCGAGATCACAGCCATGGCGGTCGCGGTCGCGTGCCATGACGTTCCGGCCGCCCTGTTCACCAAGGACGCGCTGATTGCCGCGTTGCGCACCTTTGAGGCGTGGCCGTCCGCCGCCACCGTCTATCAATTCATCCGCCAGCGGAGCGCAGCCTTTCCAACGCCCATCGTTGATCGGCCGCCCATGTCCGGCGCGCCAGATCGGTTTCCTCCCGCGCCTCTCGCATAGCCGCGAGTTCCGCCTTCATGTCCCCGATCGTTTCCAAGAGTTCCGGCAAAGCCTCGGCGAGTCGTTCGATCGGGGCCGCGAGCTGCGCCAACAGCGCGAGCGTGAGCGCGGCCGGAGCGGGCGGGGTGGTTGGTTTCGCCATGTTGTCTATCTCCGTTCGTTCCTGTGGACGCACGAATGCAGCATCCCGCCCATGCGCGATACCAAAAACGTTTGTGTGATGACGGAAAATTCACGGTTGCTCACGGAGGGCTTGGCGGAGGCGGCGCGGATCGTGCGCGAAATGGTCGCGTTTTACCGCCGATGCGGAATGAAAAACGAACACGCGCAAGAGGTGGTCGCGACTGCGCTGGGCGTCGGCCGCTCGCGCGTGTGGGCGCTCCTTTACGACAAGGCTTATGCGATGCCGGCGGCGGAATTGGAGGCGATGCGCGCGGCGCGTCGGCTGTTCGCCCGCAAGCGCATCCTGGCGCTCGAAGCTGAAATCGCGGCCGAGCGGGCCGTCTACGGAACCCATGAAAGCGAGGCTGCATGATAGTGCTTGGCATTGACCCCGGAATAGACGGCGGCCTCGCCGTCATGGACGGCGAAACCGGGCAACTGCTTTCTCTTGATGATATGCCCACCGTCTCAATCCGGGTGGGCAAAACCGAGCGCGACCGCGTGGACACCGCGCAACTCGCCGAGATCATCACCGGCGCCGACCCGGCTCATGTCGTGGTTGAGAAGGTCGGCGGAATGCCAACGGACGCCGCTGTCTGGGCCTTCAACTTCGGCTTGGCCGCCGGCCTTGTGGAAGGCGTCGTCACGGCCCTGAGCATCCCGCTCACCTATGTGCAGCCGATGGCCTGGAGGAAGGCGCTCGGCGTCACGCTCCCGGCCGGAAGCACGTCGCCGCAGCGCAAGGAAGCCTCTCGCCAGCGCGCGCTTCAACTGTTCCCCGCGCACGCCGCGAAGCTCGCGCGCAAATGCGACCACGGCCGCGCCGAGGCGGCGCTGATCGCCTCATGGGGCGTTCGGTTCGCCGCGCTCGGCGCGTCGGCTGTTCGCCCGCAAGCGCATCCTGGCGCTCGAAGCTGAAATCGCGGCCGAGCGGGCCGCCTGATCCCCTCACGCAAGGAAACCCGAATGAACCCGCAAGCTGACATTGAAGACGCCGACCGGCTCGGGAAGAACCCGGAGAACGCGGAGCGGGTGAAAACGCAAGCTGGCGACCGTCTCCGCAGTTTGGTGGAGCGCATCGAGCGCCTGGAGGAAGAACGCCGCGACCTCGGGAGCGACATCAAAGACATTTTCGCCGAGGCGAAGGGCGCGGGGTTCGATGTCAAGGCGCTCCGCGCCGTGCTGAAACTCCGCCGGCTTGATGCGCAAGAGCGCAGCGAAATGGACGCCATCGTTGATCTCTACTGCGCGGAGTTGGGGCTGTGACCGGCCCGGTTCTTGACCGTCGCGCCGGCACCATCACGGTCACCGGCGCCACCGTCCGCCTCTCGCCGAGCGAAACCGTCCTGATGTCCGGGCTGTGCCGCTCGCCCGGTCAATACGTCTCGCGTGAGGTGTTGCATGGGCTGCTTTGCGAGGGGCGGGCCAACGGCGGCCCGCAACTGCGATGCGTTGACCAACTGATTTGGCGCATCCGTCGCCGCGCCGAGCAAGAGGGCATTCTTGACCTGATCGAGACGCGGCGCGGCTTCGGCCATCGCGTCACCGCCGCCACCATCGCGGTCAATCTCACGCCTGCCGAATTCGCCGCCTTTCAGGCGCTCGCCGCGACCGCCACCGGCACGGCCCGCGCCATCGTCGCCAATGCGATGGCGCGCGCGGCATGAGTGGGCGCTTTCATTTGGCCGGGCGCGTTAGTTCCGCTGCCCGGCCCGCAAGCCAGGCTTGCGACGCGGGCCGGAACCAGATCACAGCCGGTGTGCGCGCCAGGCCCGGCTGTGCGGCATCGCCCGGTCTATCGGAACCGAGCGCTGCGCCTGAGGCGCCGGGGCCGGGCCGTGACGCGTCTCACGCGGCCCCGGTGTTGTTTCATTACTTGGTGGTTGTTGCTTTCTGGGACTCTGCCGAGTTCATCGCCCCCACGGCCGCGAAGGCCCGCTACGCGGCCTTCAGGGCGTATCGAGAGGAGGGATACCGCCAGACGTTCCGGAGATTTCTGGAGTTCTCCCACGTCCACCACCTCGGCCGTGCGGAGCGGTCGCCATGCTGATCGAAAAGCCCCTCCGCCACCGCAGCGAAGCGCATCGCCGGTTCGTCGCAACGCAACCATGCTGTGTCTGTCACAAGGGCCTGCCATCCTGGCGAACCGCCCGGCTCATCACCGGCGAGGCGCTGTCGCAATGCGCGCACCTCGCATGGATGCAGCCGCGCGCGCGGGGGATGAAGGCCGGCGATCAATGGACGATCCCGCTTTGCGTTCGTCATCACTCCGCGATGGATCAAGCCGGGGATGGCGCGACCTGGCTGAAAAATCAGGGCGTGGACGGGGCCGATGTCGCCGATGATCTATGGTGCGACAGCCTTGAGGCCGGGCGCGTGCGCCTTGAGCGGCGCGCCGCATGATTTACGGTTCCGTTTGCAGCGGGATCGAGGCCGCATCGGTCGCGTGGCATCCGCTCGGTTGGCGGGCCGCCTTCCTCTCTGAAATCGAGAAGTTTCCCCGCGCCGTGCTGGCGCATCACTTCCCCCGCGTGCCGCTTCATGGGGATTTCACCACGATTGAGGCCGGGCAATATGAACCAATCGACGTTCTCGTGGGCGGAACCCCGTGTCAGTCATTCAGCATCGCCGGATTACGTGGCGGAATGGATGACGCGCGAGGGAACCTCGCGCTTGAATATCTCCGCTTGGCTGATCGGCTGCGCCCCCGCTGGATTGTTTGGGAAAACGTCCCCGGTGTGCTGTCAAGCAACGGAGGGCGGGACTTTGGTTCCTTCCTCGGGGGCATGGTCAAGATCGGGTATGGCGTCGCCTTCCGAGTGTTGGACGCTCAGTTTTTCGGCTTGGCCCAAAGACGCGAGCGTGTGTTCGTTGTCGGATATCTTGGAGACTGGCGACGTGCCGCTGCGGTTCTACAAGAGCCCCAAAGCCTGCGCGGGCATCCTGCGCCGCGCCGTGAAGCGGGGAAAAGCGTTGCCTCCACACTTGCAGCGCGCACTAACGGGGGCGGCGGCCTCGGCACAGACTTCGATTGCGATGGCGGCCTGCTCGCCTTTGTCTGCAACAACACTTCCGGGCCGATCGACATAGCAGGCGCGTTGAACGCTTGCGAGACTTCAAGCGGGCGCAACGACTTCGCGACAGAGACATTCATTGCGCACACCGTCACCACGCGGCCGGGCGGGAAGGATGCCGGGCCGGCTGGCCTCATCACCGCGACGCTTACCAGCAACGGCGACAGTCACCGGGGCTTTCGCCTCGCGGACGGCCTTGTCCCCATCAGCGTCGCTATGCGCGGGCGCGAAGGCGGATCGGCGATCGAGCTGGGCGATGATGTCGCCTTCACCGTCCGCGCATCTCAGGGCGGCGGAGATAAGCCGCACGTCCTGACGCACGCGGTTCGCCAGCTCACGCCGCGCGAGTGCGAACGCCTCCAGGGGTTCCCCGACGACTACACGCGAATTCCGATGCGCCGGATGAAGCGCGAGCCGAGCGCGAAGGCTTTGGAGAAATTCGCCGACTATTTCGAGCGCGGGGCGGATGGCGTGTGGACGCAATTCGCCGCCGATGGCGCCCGATACAAGGCGCTGGGCAATTCCATGGCCGTGCCCTGTATGGCTTGGATCGGGCGCCGCATCGCGCACGTTGACGCCGCAATCAGGAGCATCGCCGCATGAGCGACCTTTACCTTGACGGCTCTGATCGCCTCCCGGCCGATGAAATCGCCCGGAGCTGCGATCAGTGAGGGGCGCGCCGACCGCCGCCGAGGCCGCCGCGCTGCGCGCCGCGCTCGCCTACGATCGCCGCACCGGCATATTCACATGGCGCACGACGCGCGGTCGCGTGGTGGCCGGCAACGTCGCCGGGGGCCTCGATCGCGGATATGTCGTGATCTACTTCAACGGCCGCAAATACCGGGCGCATTTGCTCGCGTGGCTGTTCGCTCATGGCGTGTGGCCTGATCGGATCATTGACCATCGGAACACGCGCCGGGCTGACAACCGCCTCCGCAATCTCAGGGTCGCCGCGCACGTCGAAAATTGCCGCAACACCTCCAAGCGCAAGGGGACAACCTCGCGCTTCAAGGGCGTCAGTTGGGATGCGGCTTATGGGCGGTGGCGAGCGCAAATCATGGTCGGCGGGAAAACCATCACGCTCGGCAGGTTCGCGCGCGAGGATGACGCGGGGAAAGCCTATCGGCGCGCGGCGGCGGAGCGGTTCGGCGAATTCGCGAGGGCCGCATGACCTGCAATGGATTGGGCTTGGGCGCAAGGCGATACCGCCATCGAGCGCGCGCTTGCGGTCGCGCTCGCGCATCAATCGGATTGCTTCGGGCAATGCGAGCCAACCGTGGACGAGTTGGCGCACATGATGGCGGTATCTGCGCGAGCCGTTCGGCAGGCGCGAGCGCGCCTCGTGAAACGGGGGGCGTTGCGCGTGCAGATGCAGTTATCGCAACCGAACCTTTACACGCTGTTGTTGCCGTGGATCGCGGAAGGTTTGCGCCGCCCGGCCCGGCAAACGGTGGAGCTATGAACGATCTCCCCGCGCCCCTGACGCCTCCAGATTGCAACCGATCCAAGGGTGGCAAGCATCCTGATTGTTGGGTGCGCGCGTGAGTCGGGCCGATATCTACATGAAATTGTTCGTCGGCGACTACCTCGCCGACACCGGCCACCTTCGCACGATCGAGCATGGCGCATACCTCTTGCTCATCATGCACTACTGGCGCACCGGGCCGCTCCCCGACGACGCCCGGAAGCTCGCGTCTGTGGCGCGGATGTCGCCGCGCGAGTGGGCGATGCACGGCGCGGCGGTGTGCGCGATGTTCACCGCCACCGATGGGGTGTTGCGCCACAAGCGCGTTGACGCGGAAATGGCGGCGGCACTTGAGGTGTCAACGAAGCGAGCCAATGCGGCGCACGCGAGACACAACGGCAAAGGATTGAAAAACAACGAAACGACACATGCAAATGCACTGCATGTGTATAGCAAATGCACGCCATGTGCAGTCTGTTTGCAGGCGTTGTGCATATGCCCGGCAACTGAAAGTCATAGTCAGAGTCAGAAAGAGAAGGAAGGCAAGAAAGAGAAGGCGACGCTACGCGCTTCGCGCTTGCCGATCGATTGGACGCCTTCGGTCGCCGATCGCGCGTTTGCTCGCGACCTCGGCTTGGACCCCGACAAGGTGGCGGCCAATTTCCGCGACTACTGGCATGGCGTCCCCGGCGCGAAGGGCACGAAAGCGGACTGGCCGGCGACGTGGCGCAACAAGTGCCGCAGCGACGCCGAGCGCCTGAGGCCAGCGAAGGCCGGTGGCCTGTTCGCCGGGCGCCCCGGCAACCGGGATTGGATGGCCGAACGGATGCGCGGCCCGCCGGTCGATCGCGAGCCCGAACACGCCGGCCCCACGATTGACGCACCCCATTGGGAAACGACATGAACCATCTCGCCACAGTCCGCCGCGACCCGCTTTCGCTCCCGCCCGGCCCGCTCCCGCTCCCCGCGCTATCCCCGCCGCTGGCGATGGCCTGCAACCGCATCGCCGAGGGGATTTACGCCCGATGGAACGAGCCGCCGACCTCCGCCATGGTCGCCGAGGCGAAGGCCGCCCTGGAGGGCGTCACAGCGGCTTGCGCGCCCGCCCGGCCGTCTCAGGTGGAGACGTGGCTTTTCACCCTCGGCACGGGCGCGCGGAACCCGCCGACGCCTGATGGCCTCGCCGTGCTGACGGCGGCCGTGGCCGTCGCGTGCGATCACCTCCCCGCGTGGTGCTTCAACCGCACCGCGCTGCGCGAGGCGATGCGGGCATTTGCGTTCATGCCCGGCTCGGCCGATGTCGCGAAGCTGCTCAGCGAAAGCAACGCGATCGAGCTGCGCCGCATCGCGGCCATGCGCTCGATCGCCGCCGCGAAGCCGGTCGATCCCGCCCCGGAGGCCACGCCGGAGGAACGCGAAGCGGCCCGCGCGCACGTCGCCGCGACCCTCTCCGCCCTGCCGCAGCGCGCCGGCCGCCCCGCTCCGCCCGGCCGGCGCGCTGCGCAGCTCACGCCCGAACAACTCGCCGCCGCGCGCGCCGCCGCCGGCATCACGCATGGGGTGGCGTGATGCCGAAAGCGGATCAAGACGCCACAGTCCGCGCCATGCGCGAGCGTGGGGAAACCTGGCGCGCGATCGGCCGCGCCATCGGCAGTTCTCACGGCCGCGCGCTGCAGATCGGCCGCCGGCTGGGTCTCTCTGCCCCGGTCCATTATCCGCCGCGCATCAAGCAAACGAAAAATGAACATTGCGCGAACGACAATCGACGCGCGCCCTTGCCAGCCGGCCACCCGGCGACGTGGGGGCGGATATCCGCCGAACCGTTCCCCCATCCGCTCCCCGAAAGGCTTCGCGCATGACTGAACCCGTCGAAACGCTTGACGATGAGATGGTCGCCTACCGGCTACGCGAGGCGGGCCGCACATGGCTGGCGATGCCGGCCGCGCTCCGCCCGGCATTTGACGACGCCTTTCCGGCGATGCCGTCCGCCTCCGGTAAATTCCCCGCTCCGACCGCGCCGCAAATCGCCCGGATGCGCGAGGCGATGGAATGGCTGGCGCTGATCCCGGCGGAGGCGAAAGTCATCCGTCAGGTGGTCAGCCTTCGGGCGATGGCGAACCCTCAGACCGGGAGCGAAATCTTCTCATGGCGCGCGCTCGCCAAGGCCGCGCAAACCGACTGGCGCGCGGTGCGGAAATGGCACGCCCATGGAATTCGCGTGATCGTCGGGGCGTTGCGGCTGCGGCGGGCCGCCGCATGAGCGACACCCGCCCGCCGTTCGTGCCCTATGACGAATGTGATCCCGTTTGGTCCGCCCCGATCGAGGCTGACGACGCCGCCCGCATCGCCTCCGCCGTTGTGGCGAACGCTCGCGCCGACCTGTTCACCCGTTCCCCGGCCGGCATCAATCGGCCGGGGTGGCTTGCCGCAATACGGGCTGACGCATGGGCGTTTTTCACCGAGGCGGACGGGGATTGGGCCGGGGCTCGCGAAGCTTGGTGCGACGCCGCCGGGCTGAATGCCGATGTCGTTCGCGCCCAAGTCCACGCGAAAAAGCTCAATCGAGAATGGCCGGAAAGGGAGATGGCGGCATGACATACCTGCGGGATGGCAACGCCGCCCAGGCCGCGCGCGAGTTGAAGGCGCGCCAAGCCGAGGCCGCCGCCGCGATCACGGCCGCATCTGGCCGCTCGACCGTGTTCGTTGAAGTCGGCGAGGATGGGGAGCCGCCAGCACCCGGCGCGGAGGCATGGGGCGCGGCGCGGATGTATCTGGAGGAATGCACGCTAGACGGCTTGGAGGCGCGACGCCTGATCGATGGCGCGCAATGGCGGGCCGGGATGCTGTTTCGCGACCGATGGCTAGCAGCTCACCCGCGCGAAAGCTACGCGGGCCGCTACAAGCCCCGCGAGCCTGGAGCGCACGGCAACGCCGAGGGGCAACGGGCGTGGCAGCTCGACGCGGAGAGTGATGTCCACGCGGCGATGCAGGGGATGCGGGAGCCCGCCGCGCTCGCGCTCCAATCGGTCGCCGGAGAGGATGAGCCCGCGAAGGGGCAGCTCGGCGATCTCCGCGAGGCCCTGACGCATCTTGTGGGGTTCTATGACGTGGAGCCGGGTTTCAAGCGGAGGGTCGGGGTATAGGCTCCCGCCACCCTCCCGGCGCACGCTCCATCAGCGCCACCAGCGCCCACGCGGCATCCGGCGGGTCTCGGTCCACGCCCCAGCGCTCGATGGTGCGATATTGCGGCTCGCGGCCCGCGAGATCAGCCAGGACGCGCGCGAAGGCCCGCTGGGACAGGCCCAGACGGGACAGCGCGGCGCGGAAGTCGGATGGCGGAGGCGTCATGCGGCAATCTCGCGCAACTGCCTGCGCGCCGCGTCCCAGACCACGCCCTCGGCGCACGCCTCGCGAGCCGCAATCGCTTTGGCCTCGCGGCAGGTGGACCACAGGCCGTCAAGCATGAGCGCGAGCGGGCGCGCGGTCAGCGCGGCGATGACGACAGAGGGGATCGCATCAAGCATTGCCGACGCCGAGCCGGGGAATCGGCCCACATCGGCGATGCGCAGCGCGCGGTTGATTTTGATCTTAGACATCGTCATACTCCTTTTGTCATCCGGTGGATGTTGGATCGAAACGCGGACGTGGTTCGTGATGCGTTGACACGCGTCATTTCGCCCTTTCGGGGGCGCTGGATCGAAACAGAGTGCGTCGGTTTACGGATATTGCTGCATTTTGCAGGGGCGGCGGGGAGCGATCCTCGCCGCCCGACTGCGTCAGGCCCTCGGTTCTGGGCCATGTTCGGCCTCAAACTTGGCGCAGGCTGCGGCGGCGATCTCGAACAGCGCGTCGTCGTCGTAGCTCACTTCGCCGACCAAGCCAGACCGTTGGTCTATCCCGGTCACGGCTACGCGCCCGGATGCCCACGTAACCGCCCAAAATGAACGATTGACACAAAATTTGGTGCGCCGAGGCTATACAGGGCACAATGCGCACGGTATCAGGCATCATCGACTTCATAGCGCCTGGGGCACACCGCTCCGGGCGCTTTCCATTTCGGCGATAGGGAGCGCACCCGAGCACGCGCGCCGCGCTGTTACCGCACTAAAAAAGGCCCCCGCGATGGATTTGGACATGGCCGGCATGTTCGGCTCGCTGGCCGATGCGCTGGGCGGGGAGGACGCCGACGCCGACGCCGACCCGGACGCTCCGGCCGCTGATGAGGCGGAGGATGCGCCGCTCGGCGCGATGGTGTTCCGCCCCACCTTCCGCAAGCGCAACGCCTGCCGCTTCGCCACCGTCCGGGCCTGGCGCACCTCCAGCAAGCGCGCCGACCTCGACGCCATGCAGGAGGCCAAGCGCGCCCCCATCATCTCGGCGAACCTGATCGAGTTCATGGCGCTAGAGATGGCGGATGTGGTTGCCGGTCTGTTTGGCCCGCTTCCGTGGACGGTGACGGCCGTTGCCACCGGACACTCTCGCCGACCCGATGCGCTCGCGCGTCAAGTGGCCGAATTGGTGGCGCTGCAACTGTCGCGGCCGTTCCGCCTGGCTTTCGAGGATCGCTATATCTCGGGTTCGTCGCATCCCCGCCAGCACGCGAGGCTCGCGCCGCTTGTTCTCACGCAACCGCGCATCGCCGGCCCCGTGCTGGTGGTCGATGACATCGTGACTTCCGGTTGGCACATGGAGGAAGCGGCGCGCGACCTCCGCGCGATCGGCTGCGCCACCTTCGGCATCGCTTGGCTGGGCGGATCGGTTACCGGAGAGTGACCGGCTTCCCGGCCTTGAGGGCGCGCCTGATGGTGTCTTCTGTCCCGCCTTTGCGATCGGGCGCAACGAACGCCACAACGCGCTCGGCGTCGTCAACGACCCGCTGATTGCGCGCGTAATAGCGTTTCGTGAATTCGTGCCGCGCCTTGCATCCGTCCAAGTCAGGAAGATGCTCGATCACCGCCAGGCCGCACGCTCGCGCCGCCTCGGCTGCGAACACGTCCGGCCCCGCGCATCCGCCGGAGATCACCACAGACCCGGCCGGGAGCGCCGCCACGAATTGCTCGATCGCCTCGCGATCCGTTCGGCGCCTGCTCCCCACGATTGCAACCCGGCTCATTCGCTCAACCCCTGATTGAAGCGCCACCTTAGCGCCGCGAGATTGCCTTGTCAGTCGAATTCGAGCCCACGCCCGAGATGCGCAAGATGGTGGAGAAGATGGCCGCCTGCGGCATCCGGCAGGACGACATCGCGCGGGTGATCGGCATAGCGGCGAAAACGCTGCGCTTCCACTTCCGCGACGAACTCGACAACGGCAGCACGAAGGCAACCGCCCTGGTCGCCGAGAGCCTGTTTCGCATGGCGACGAAGGGCGGAAACGTCGCCGCCGCCATCTTCTGGATGAAGGCGCGCGCCGGGTGGCGCGAGAAGATCATCGTTGAGGCGCCGGAAACCCCGTTGAGAAGCGCCCCTGATGCCGACCTTGCCGCCTCCGTTGACGCCCGCCGTGCTCGCCTCGCTGCCATCGTGGGCACGCGAGGAAGCGATAGCGGAGAGGGGCGCGCTGATACGGGAGATGATGGAGGGGTGGCGGAGGAAGGCAAAGGATAGCCTTGAGGCGTGGTGCCGCTATGTTCTGGCGCCGCTCGATCAGGAGCCGCAACCGCACCATCTCGCGCTGATCGGCGAGCTTCAAGCAGTCGCCGAGGCGATGGATAAGGGCGCTTCCGACAACCTTATGGTGATGATGCCGCCCGGTTCGGCGAAGTCTACCTATGTCTCGAAACTGCTGGCCTCATGGGTGCTCGCCACTCGCGCGCGCCGGCAAATCATTGGCGTTTCGCACACCGCCGAGCTGGCGGAGGATTTCAGCGCGAACGTGCGCAACATTCTTGGCGAGTTTGGCCCCCCCGTGAGCGGCGTTCGGCCCGCCACGATGCCGGCGCGACTGTGGCGCACGAGTGAGGGGGGCGCTTATCGAGCGGTCGGCACGGGCGGCGCAGTCACCGGCTTTCGGTCTGACCTCACCATCATTGATGACCCGATTAAGGGCGATGAAGCCGCTGACAGCGAAGTGCAACGCGAAAAGGTCTGGAACTGGTATCTCCGCGACCTGATGACGCGCAGCAAACCCGGCGGCTGCAAAATCCTCGTTTTGACGCGTTGGCACGAAGACGACTTGGCCGGACGGCTGTTGCTCCACACGCCCGGCGATTGGCGGACGTTCAAGGTTCCCGCCATTGCGGGCGAGGGTGATCCGCTCGGGCGCGCGCCTGGAGACTGGTTGTGGGACAGCGATCCGACATTCAACTTCGGCGCGTTGCTGCGCCAAGCAAAGGCCACGCTGGAGGCCACCGGCGCGACCCGCGCATGGTCCGCACTCTACCAGCAAGAGCCGACCGCCGCCGAGGGCTTGCTGTTCAAGGTGATGCAGCTTCGCATCGTTGACGCCGCGCCGTTCATCCCTTGGGAAGCCGCGCCGAACGCCGCGCCGCCGCCGAACCTGTCTGGCATCCCGAACCTGCAACCGGCCGCCCATGGCTCCGGCGGCATCGCGGGCGCAGTCTCCAGCATCGTGAGGGCGTGGGACTTCGCCGCGACCGCCGAAAGCGCCGGCCGCGATCCTGATTGGACGGTCGGCGTGAAGGTCGCGCGGCTTGATACAGGCTCCTACGTGGTTCTCGACGTGGTGCGCCTGCGCGGCGGCCCGGAAGCGGTTCAAGCCGCCGTGGAGAACACCGCCGCCCAAGATGGCCCGCGCGTCACGATCGGCCTGCCGCAAGACCCCGGCCAAGCCGGGAAGATGCAGGTTGCCTACCTCGCGCGCGGCCTCGCCGGTCATCGCGTCGTCGCCAGCCCGGAGACGGGAGACAAGGCGACGCGCGCAGCTCCGGCCGCGTCTCAGGTGAACGTCGGCAACGTCGCTCTGGTCAAGGGTGCGTGGAACCGGCCGTTTATCGAGGAATTGCGGGACTTCCCGAACGGCCGGCATGACGACCAAGCCGACGCCTTCTCGCGCGCCATGGCGATGCTTTCGACCAAGCCGCCGCCGGCCAAGGCGGCGCGGATCAACTTCATGGGCCGCTGACGCCGCGCAACTTTCTGCAATCGGCCCGCTGGGCGGGGTTTCCGAAAATTTCGTGATCGAGAGGGAAGCCTCATGTCCGGCGCGCTGATCGGCAACGCTGTGCAGACGCCGCCGCCGCAAGGCTCGCCGCCAAGCAATCCCGGCGTCGTGTTGCTCCACGCGGCCGGCTACGCGGGCCTCCGCGCCACCGTCCCCGCGCAGCTCGCCGATGGGCAGTTGGAGCTTGTGGACGGCTACGCGAAGGGTGGAGACGGCGGCGGCGGGATATTCGCTTGGTCCGCCTCCAGCACCAAGGCCGACAACAACGGGACAGTCATCAACCCGACCGGGAACACCGGGGCCGGGCGATGGCTTCGCCAGCTCCAGGGCGTTCTCCGCACGCCG